GAAGAATCTTTACAAGGTATTCCAACATTTAAAATAATAGGGAGAAATAAAATTAGAGAATTACTTGGCCCAATAATTAATAGAAATTATACTCATTCAGAAGATATGATTTATTCTACTTATGGGCCAACAGCATATTCTAACTCAATTGTTAATTCTTCATTAACTACAATACAATCAACTGGAGCAGTAGCGATTAATGCTACTACTATTACCGTTAATCATCATAGTGATACTTTAGGTAATCAAGCAATATATGTTGGACAATTGATTTTTAATGCTGATAAACATTTTGTTGGTGAAGTAGCAACATATGATAATGATTCAACCTCTGGAACATATAGACAAATCACATTAAAAGATGGTGCTATGACTTCTCTTGGAACAAATGAAGTATTACATCTTACTTCATATCCATTATTATCTTTTTCTAAAGCAATACAATCTAATCATCATAAAACTAATTCTGTAACGTCATTAGATAGTAGTGCAAATAAAGGATTAATTTTTACTTCAGGAAAAGATTTGAATGATAATACTTCCTTAATTGGTTCTTCATTAAATACTGAAAATGATGCTAGGGGATATAACATATATTCTCCAGATAATATAGAAAAAGATAGTAATTTTTACTGTGCATTGAAAGGGTTAGAACATTCAGAGTATTACAAAGTTTATGCTGAATCTAAAATTGTTAATTCTGTAATGAGTTATGATGTAATTGATATTGAACAAAAGGATAATAAAAGTGTTATTGAATTAGCATCACTTTGTCCTGCTATATTAGCAAGAGAAAATTTGAATAGAGAAAATACCACATTAGAAACTTTAGTAGATACTGGTTGGGCCTTTACTGCTAACATTTCTAATGCTACTAATTTTACTATTGATGGTGGTTCATGGACTAATTTACCATTTGATTTTGCTACACATCAACCTGAATATATTTATGAAGAGGATGGAACATTAATTGGTAAAATTCTTTGGAAGAGAGCAAAAAAAATACATGATGGGAGTTCAGGACAAACAATTTCATATAACATATCTTTAGATAGATTTTACACTTGCACTGATAATGCTAAAATTTATAGGATTGATTCATATAAAAACTCACAATTATCGTTTTTAAATACACAAGGTATTGATTCAGGTGGGGTAGTTCAATTAGTTAATCCACAGTATTCTTATGGTAATGGTTCTACTCCTGCGCCTATTGGTTTTCATGATATAACTTCTGAAACATTTCATGGTCAAAACATATATAGATACTTAGATATGCATACTTCCAATACACCATCAATTACAGGAAAGAACAACATTTCTGTTGATATGGATATAATTCAAAATATTATGTCTACAACTAGTAATTTAAGAACCCTTTCTTCTTCATATAAGTTTTATCCGGGTTCTGGCTTTAATCCTTCTGTTGTAAGTGATAGTAATTTAGGAGCAGTAGACAGAGTATTAAACCATGCTCAAACAGAAAATAAACCTGTTGTTGGTTCTAACTTTGCTGATGCTAAAAATTATAGTGCTGCAACTTCTACTTATGCACCTCATAATTTTAAATTAAATTCTACTTTTAGTAAAATGGATTCATTACCAAAGGCAACAATTGATGCTTCTGTTGATTGGGGAAGAGGAAATTTAGGTCGTCAAAGTTCATTTAGAGAAGAAGACCAAGGAAGATTAAATGCAATTAATAGAGCAAAAGAATATTTAGAACATATTCATAAAAGTGCAGAAAAATATTTTGTGTTTTCTCTTTCTGATATATACCCCGATTCAAAACAAAGGGAAAATAATATTTTAAATGGTAGTAAATATTTTACAGATTATAACATAATGTTATATGGGGAACCAACATTAGAGGATAGTAATATAACATATGAAGATTTAACAGGTAGCGCAAATAGAGCAAATAACACAGATGAAAACTTTGAAACATTAACTATTTCAGAATCATCAATAAACCCATCTGACATTAAAAGATTTGGTGTAATGCGTTTAACTGAATTATGTTTTGATTGGCATTTTAATGTTATAGACCCTGAAAATATTATAGAACATAAAACTACTATACCTAATTTCATATATAGCGCACAAAATATAATTGATAGAAGTAGTCATGGAACTGTTACTGGTGCAGTTGATTATAATGCTAGTTCTAATACTACTATTGAAATACCTGCTACAAGTCATGGTTTAGGTTCTAGTGGTGGAGAATTAATATTTTATGAAGATGGTAATATGGTAGGTAAACTTCATAGTTCATCTACCGCAAATACATTAATATTCTTAAACAGTGAAAATCCTAATGGTATTGGTTCAAATAAAAGTGGAGAATTTCCTGTTCATACTGGAAGTGCAACTAAATTATATAAAATTAAATCTGCATATTTCTCAGGTGAAGAGTTAGTAGATACATTAGTAATGGGACAAGGCAAAGAAGATTCTTTAATTAATATTAAAGGATATACAGATGATTCTCATGTAGCGGTTCTTTCAGGTGGTAGTGCCTATCCAACTAATAGAAATGAAGGATTTGGTATGTATAGGGGTGCAATATTTAAAATGGATGCTACTGCGGCAAACCATAAATTAGACGATGGTAATTTTTCTTCAAAACAAAAAGGTAATCAAAATGTCCAATTACCATTAATGTTACAACAAAGAACTAGTGGTAGTTATAATCATAATAATGCATTAATTGTTCAAGATGATGGATATGGGTTAGCAGAAATTACTGCTGGTCTTGTTTGTAATCAGAGTAATAGGGGTTCTGGAACATTTAAGCAAATTGAATGCACAGATGTTTCTCCTTCTAGGACTGATGATTTAGAAGTTACAGTAATTACCACTAATAATGGTGGTCTTGGTAATCTTGTAACTAGTGAAGTTATTGTTACAGGCAATCCCTTAAATGCTTATGTTGATGGAGATACTGTTAAAGTATTAGGCTCATCAATAGGAGGAAGTTCACCGGCTGGAGATATTGCTTTTACCTACCGTCTTGCGGCTAGTTCTAGCGGAAATGATGTATTAGATAGAATCCACCCTTCAAGAGTAATTGAAGCGTTTCAAGTTCCTTCACAAGGAAATAATTCAGGTGCTAGCGGTTTTATTCCAGATAAAAAAACAATATTAGATAATAACATCTATTACCCATCAAGAATAGTTCTATTCAATAAGTATAATTTAGATAGAGGAACAAGTGGAAGTTCTAATTCCCCAAATAACCTAAACATACCAAATTTTGATGGTATGTGTTTAGCCGTAGGCGAAGGGCCAATAAATGCTAAAATAGATGCTAAAACAACTGGAGCAAGATTTAGTTCATTATTTATGCCATTATGGGAAAATTTCGCGGTTGGAGCAGATGTTAAAGCAGGTGATTATATTGGCATGGGTTGTGAATATTTCTTTAAACCTATACTTAAATTGAAAGCACAAACTCCTATGAGTGGGACATACCCTGCTATTGATATTGAAACAAAAGGAAAAACTGCATCATATAGTAGTGGTCCTGATAATTTAACACACACTATAATTCATATTAATAATTATGATAGTAGTCATATAACTCCTGATGGAACAGGTAATTACCACCCTAATAATTATTGGTTAGATTTTGGGCCTAATTTAACAGGTTATTATTTAGCAGATATGGATGGGTTTATGACCGATATTAGTGAAAAAACATCTACAAGATATTCTGGTTTAGAAGAAGATATTTGTTCATCATATTCAGTTCAACCGGGAAAATTACATTATATTGTTTCACATACAATTATAGGTAACTCAAATGGTATAACTCATAAAATTGTTGTGGATGGCGACCTAAGCGATTCAGCAACACCATTTGATAAATATTTTAGAATATTTAAACCATCGGAAGTTTGTTTTCATGAGAATACACCAAACAAATTAGAATTTTATACTATGAACTCTGAATATACTAAAATGCCAAGAAGTGATAAAATGTATGGAGATGTTGCAGAGACAAATAAATTCCAAAATTCTATCGTTGGACTACAAGGTAGTAATGCAGTAGTTCAAGGAGAATCAATAAGTCCGGGAAGAGAAGTTACAATTGGTTACAAAGATGCAGTATTATCTATGTATGTTATAGTAGATTCTGATAGATTAGGTTCTGGCGATAATTATGTTGTTCGTGACCCAACAAACTTCTTTGGTGAAGATAAAGCATTAGCAAATGGAAATTATACCTTCTATACTACTGATGGTAAAACAAAAAGAAAACAAACCTTTGGTTTAGAATCGAGTTCAATATCTAGTATTAGAGGTAGTTCTATTGGTAGAACATATACTATGCCAACTTTAACATTTACTGGTGACTTTAAAAAACAATTGGGAATAGTTTCTTTTTCAACACCGTTTACAGTTACAAGCCCAAGACCAACAACTTTAAGAAAAGCCCAATCTGCTAAAATTGGTTGTTCAGTTAGTATTGCATTAGAAGCAGAAGATATAATTAATGATATTTTAGAGAGAAATAATATACAATTTGATAATACTGTTCCTGAATTTGAACATTTTATAGGGCCAAACTTTCAAGGAGCAGATGCTTATTCGGCAATCAATTTCTTAGCAAGAATAAAAAATAAACGATTAGATTTTGATGGTAATAATATCTCATTAACTAAGATAT